AGGTACGAAATTACCGTTAGGTAGATTTTCGTAACCGGCTGCTCCAGCATAAGCCATAGTTATCTCCTAAAATGTTATGTTAAGTTAAGGTCTAATTCTCCCTTCTCGATTAGCTTGCTCCAATTCTTTTTCTAGTTTATCAAATTGTTCTGGGCGTAGGCGAGAAATTTCATCAGTAGTCCAGATACGGTCAGTCTTAGTATCTGCGACAACTCTGTTTTTTGTAGGAACAAAGTCAGCCGCTTTACTGTTAGATTTTGACTGCTTTTTTCTAGACTTAACTAATCCCTTATCAGCTTTATACAGATCAACAACACGAACAGCCCATTTAGAATCAGTATTATTTTGAGTAATACCATTTGAAATAGAAACGGGTTGCTCTTCTAACCACTGTAGAAAATCTTCTGCTTCTCGAAGTTCAAAAAAATCAGGATGGGCATCAGTAAGTTCTTTCTTAGCTTGCTCCTGAACTAATTGGACTTCTTTTTCTTTAAGCGAAGCAATCTCTTCTTCAAGCTGTTTAGATTTTTCTTCAGCCTGTTGAGCAGAAATTGTTTGCATCGCTTTGTAAACATCAGGATAGTCTTCCCTAAAAGATTCCATCTCTTGAGAAGTTGCACCTGCTGGTAAAGTTGGATTATCAAAGCTAGTAATCTTTGCTTCATATTCTTCTTTACTCTTTTTAAAGTCTTCTACTTTTATGTCATAATGTTTTTTCAAATCATCATAACGCTTCTTATAGTCGTGTGTTGTCTTACCAGATTTATCAGCATCAATAAACGAAGTAGCTTCTTTTTCTGAAGGGTCCGTATCTTCCTCTGTTTCCTCTGAAGCATCCTCTTCTGAAAGAGACTGCCTGTAGTCATTCTGATATAGTTTTCTTTCTTCATCGAGATTAGTCATGTATACCTCCTTGGGGCCAAAGTGAGAACTTTGGGTAGCCACGTTGGTTTGTTATTGACGGGGCCAGCTTACGCTAGGTGGCCGTCAGTTAGTCGTCTACACCTGTTTTGAATACCTCTGAAATAAAAGTAGCTCTTCGTCCGACCTGATCAGCCCATCGGCTTTGAAGAACTTCTTCAGAGGCTTCTGTGTAGAGTCCATTCTTTAAATGCTCTAGTGTCTTTTTAAACTTCATTAAAGTTGGAGTACCTACATTGTACGCCAAGTTTAGTAAAGCTCTTTTGCGTGGTTCGTTTAAGTCATCCCACCAAGGAATCTTTCTATCTAGCTCATCCATTAAACTATCAAGATCATTGGTGGCTAGGTAGTAAGCTTCTTCCTCAGTGATACCGTTGTCTTCAAGATTACGTCCAAGACCAATAGTTAACTTATTAGATGTACAGCGATAGGGTTTAAGTTCTAAACCTTCAAAGTCTTTAAGCTGGTCAAACAGAATTTCTAAATCCATTAGTAATGCATTATCTTACGTGGTGCATATACTCGCCCACCAGCTTGCTTTTTTTCTGGCATTGGTGTAGCTGTAGTTGAGTTATACTTTTTCCTAGCTTTTCTTACGTCTGCTTTGTCAGCAGTTCTAATGGTGTTAGTTGCTGACTCAACATCATCAGGATTTTGATTTCTTGGGTCTTCTAAAATTGCAAAGGCTTCGATAAGGTTTGCTTCACTAGCCATGTTAATCTCCTACTTAGTAAATTTTTTAAGACCACGTACACCAAAGCTTGCAGCTATTGACATATACACAGCGTATTGAAACCATTCGGGTGTAGAGTTAGACAGTACATAAAAACCCTGTTCAATGTGAACTTGAAGACCGGGAACAAAGCAGCCAACAATTACTGCGATAAAAAGAATAGTCCATGCCTCATCTTTCCACGAGTCACCAGAAGACTTAGCCATTGCCATTTCCCACTTACTCTCGTGGGTTGCAACAGTTTTTAGAACTTCTGCTTCAGCTTCTCCCCTAGCTTTTCTAACAACAGCCTTGCTTTCAAGATGCGTTGTTGCTACGTTGATAACACCGCCAAGAAGACTGCTGACAATTCCTAAACCAAGCATTGCTTATTATCCTTTGATATTAGTATTTCCACGTAATGTTACCCTGCGTTTAGTTTCTTCTCCAGCACTAAGTTTTGGAGTAATCATTTGTGGAGGAGTTCTTTCGTTAAACATTCCTTGAACTGAACTTCTTGGAACTGTCGGAGTACCGTCACCAGTTTTACCTTCACCAGATGCAACAGATGTATAGTCCATAGCTTCAAAAAGATAAACTTCTTCTGCGCGTCTATTTTTAAGACCCTTAATAAGGGTTGGATTACGAGTTAAAAATGCGGTGGGACCAGTAAAAGCCTGTTCTTTAAATGTTTCAAAATCTCCTGCAAGTAGTGCTTTTCTTGCTCTTGACTCGCCCCACTGAGAACCCCCTACGTTAAAGATAAGTGAAGAAAGAGCAGTAATTTGATGTGGCTCTAAAGGCACTTTAGCATTTTCTTGAATGAAATCAATTTCAGGATAAACATTTTCTTCTAAGTAAGCTTGTGCTCGAGCCATAGCTTGATCTTCATCAATGCTTTCTGCATTTTTTTCTGACTTTGTTCCATAACCAATAGAGTATCTTTTCGTACCATCTGCATTTTTACCGTCTTCATAAGGCTCTGATCTAAAGTCTTCATTTGATATAACAAAATTAAGAGTGTAAGTTTGAACGGCTGCGGCAGTATTAAGTTCTTCTTGGCTTGCGTTTTCATAAGGAATTGCAAAAACTACAACTCCTCGTTTTCCACCTAAAGAAGTTGATGGAGGAAGGTTTCTTCGTGCAACAGTTGCTCGTACATTTGGTTGTGTACTTGCAGCAAACCCTGGCCCAGCGCGACCAGTTCCTGCGCCAACTGGAGCTTTACTAGCTTTAGCTTTTATTGTTTTAACCAATTGAACAGTACCTACGGTTCTTCCATTAACCATAGTTGTTGATAATTGACCTTGTGGAAGATTTCCGCCTTTTCCTGTACGTAGACCTAGGGCCTTAAACGAACCTGTTGTTTCTCCTCTTACAGGTAGCTTACGAGGTTTAACTCCTAATAGACGACGCACTCCTGCTGATACAGCGCGACCCGCTGCTCGTGCGGTTCCTGCTGCTGGAGCAATCATTGGCATTGCTGATATTGCATCTGTACCAACAAGGATAGCTTTAAGAATATCTTGATTATCTTCTTCAATATTTTCTAGTACATTAAAGGCATCTTTAAAACGTGGCCCTTCTCTTAATCTTAAAAATAATTCTTCTGTAATAGGTTGTCCCATTTTATCTCTAAGCGTAAGTTCTTTACTAAGTTTGTCTAAAGTTATTCTTTGCTGACTACTTAAATTTTCACTAGAAGAAAGAGAAGATATAACATTCACTGTGTTTAAAAGGTCTTCCTCCGTAATTTCATCTTCGCTACGCATCCGCTCCTCCGTCGCTTTCTGAGCAGAAGTAGGGCCAGGAGTAGTTGTTTTTGGTTCTCCGAGTTGTTTTCTTATAGCAGCTTGAAAATCACTTTGATTAAAAGCATCGGATTTAACAGGGGGTAAAATACCAACTTCAACTTTTCCTACTGGCGCTGCTGCACCGGGAGCCGGTACTTGTTCAGAAGTAAATTCTGGTGACGTTTCTTCAATAGAACGCAATGGAGAACGAGCAGGAGAACTAGTACGTTGCTGATTAATACCAGCAAGAGCAGCTTGCATCGCTTCAGGAATACCAGAAAAGAAAGCAGGAGGAGGTTCTTGATTACCACGGATAATTTGTGCAGCAGTTCTTTGCTTTATTTTTTCAACACCAATACCAATGCCTTTTCCCGGTGTACGTTTAAATCTAAGCTGACTTTGCATCTGGTCTGCATCAAGACCAATTTGCCTTGCTCTCTTTCCTAACTCTTCATCAGAAATATCAGCAATAGTTTTACCTTCAGCAGCTAAGTCTGCTGTTAAATCTCGGATTCCTAAATCAGGGTTAGCTCGGTAGATATCTTCTTGACTAGGTACTTCACTCATTGTACTGGTTCCTGTGCTTGTGCCTGACCTTGTTTAGTAGCAGTCTCTACAGCCTTCATCATTGCTACACCCCTATTATTAATCTTCGTAAGTTTATCAAGACCGATGTATCTAATCAGTTCTTTTGGAATTATAATTTCACCGTCGCCAAGAATGACATCAACAAGATTTGTTTTGTCTGTATACTGAGAAGGATCACCAGTAGGTTGTACAGCTACACCATCTTTTGCTGCTGCTGAAATTGCATCCGTAAGCATTTTCTCAAGGTCTTGTTTACCTTCTACCTCTACAGCATAACTGTTTACTACAAAGTCGCCCTGCTCTTCTTCATCAGCGCCACGTAGTTCTGTAACTTCTGTATCTACAGGCGCAAGGTTTTTAGGATCAATAGGTCGATTAGGAGCGTTTACTTGTCCAGCAGGAGCGCGTACAACATTCTCTGGCGGTGCATCAAATGCTTGTGGCTGTGAGCCAAACTGCATACCCTGTACTTGCCCACCATATTGCATACCACTTACAAGTTCCTTGAGCTTATAGGTGTCGCCCATAATGTTAACTTCTTCATTATCAAAAGGAGTTTGTGGAACAGTTGCAACCATAAACTTTTTAATTGACATTGGAAGTGCTTCTGTAAAGGCACGTTCAATTTGCATATAACCTTTACGCGCAGCGGGATTACTAAAGTTAACTTTAGCAACTGCGTCTGCCGTGTTAATTAAAAGCGTTACTAGTTCTGCTGGTCTAAGCATAAACCGTTTCCTTTTTAGCTAAACGTCGGCAAACAAAAGCGCCTACGTTAAACATAACTGCGCCGAGAAGTGTTTTAGATGGGTAACCCATTTTGTAAGCAATGTGTTTAACAACTGGACGAGACACTATGCGAACAATGTGTGTAATTGTTTTAGACTTACGCATTGCATCTACAACATTATAAGCCCACGTATGATAACCCTCTAAAAGATCAGTGTCATGTTTACGAAGTTGTTCGCCAAACTGTTCATCAAGACTGTAGATTGAATGCTCAAGCAAACCTTGATCATATAATTCTTGACAGATTACTTTATCACCACCACTAAAATCACCCCCACTTGAGTCTTGATATTTTCCTTCATCAATAGCAAACTTACCTATTGACTGAGATGAACCATCATCTTTGCTACCTTCTGCATAATCTAAGCCAGCATACTCTCCTGTTTGTGCAATAGCTGTTATTTCAGATTCGCTATAACCACCTGAAACTAAACCATCAACAGCATCTTTACCGCTTTCTGGACTTGCAAAAACACCGAGAGCAGAATTAGATACAATACTAATTTCATCTGCTTGACTAATACCAGCACCATAATGAGCAAAAGAACTAAACGAACCTTTACTACCAATTGCAAAGTTTCGACTAATTTCTCCACCCATTCCGTAAGAACGACCAAACATTCCTACGCCAACTCCTACTGTACCTAATGATGCAAAGGCTGGCGTTGGTCCCCCTGCTTGGTTTGCTCGTGCTTGATCCATAGCACCACCGGGAGCAAATATATTAACATTAGCAGCGCCACCACTTCCACCAGTCATATTTCCTCTAGCTTGATCCATAGCACCACCGGGAGCATATATATCAACATTAGTACCACCACTACCACCACTAGGTTTTCCTTCAGCAAGTGACGTTGCTGGTGTACCTTGATAAGCGGCTGTTTGTGCTGCTGGTGTCATAGTAGATACTGGTGTAGCAGGAGTAGCTGTTTTACCGCCTAGAAAACTACGTGCAGCATTTGCTAGACCTCCAGTTACACCTCTTCCAGTCACTGCTGAAAAAAGTCCTGTCATTGGTGCTATAGCAGGAACAGCTAATGTTGCTGCTGTTAAAACAGGTGTAACCAATGCTTTTGCAATGTTGTCCATTATGAGTGATCCAGGGGTATCTCCCCGCCCTCTAGCCTCAAGAGTTGAAAGAAATTCTTGACTCCAGTGAGGGTTAATTGGCCCAAGTCCATCTCTGTCTGCACCAGCTTGCGCTAATGCCATGTTAATATTGTAACTAGCATCAGCAGAAATGTTACCAGCATCTTGAGTAGGTATAAGTGGAATATCAACAGGAGGAGGAAGCTCAATTGTAGGAGCAGGGTCTGGATCATAAGTAGGAGCAATGCGACTACGAGGACTGCCTTCAGGATCAATAGGAAAAGGAGTGAACATAGCCGGACCTCCCTCTTGCATTTCCTGTACTTCTAAGAAACCTTTAATTGACATTTTTCATAACCTCGTTAACCGATTTCCTCAGTAGAAGAAGTTGTTGCAGCAAAGCCAGCTTCCCCTGGGCCTGGCGCAACGCCGGTTCCGATTGTTCCGTTGCCAGTCCCTGTAGCATCCATTGGACCTGCGCTTGCAGGAACTGCTCCGTCGCCTCCCATGCCTCCTGGTTGTTCACCCACGGCCTGACCTTGAGGGCTTGGTCCTTGCTGATTAACATTGAGACTCCTTAAAATTTCTGCGTATACTGCTGCTTCGTCAGGATCATTCACAAGTTCGCGTGGGTCCATGTCCTGAGAGATAGCAAGTTCTTTGATAAGATTTTGAATCTTCATAAACGGCGCAAGCATAGGATTAGAAACTGTTTGCAACAACATTGTAAGACGTTGACTACGCACTTCCTTCATCATTACAGAAACAGTACCACGAGGTTTAATCTCTAGGTCACCGTCAAATGTTTCAGCCTTTTCATTGAACTGCATGTTCCATTGAAAAAAAGCCTCGCCCAGTGGACGAAGCAAATAATCATCGATATTTTTAATAACTGTTTTAACATTAAGACCAGCAGAACCAAGTAACATAGATAGACCAGCAGCAGTCCTGCCAGTACCTGTTACACCTGTTTGACCATGAGTGATACTTGGTATGCCCGTTTCCTCATCAGCAAGCTGACGGGCCTTGTCATACATCTGCATGTTCTCTCCAGCAGTGCTGGGAAACTTCAGACCATTAATAGCTGTACCCGTAACGCCAGACTGACGCCGGAATACTTTACCCGGATAAATGTCAAAGTTCTGCCCCGGTACAAGCGAAGCCTCATCAACATCGAATACAAGGTTGCCAGCAAGCGCAAGGTTATCAATTGCCATACGCATGTGGCCGTTCATTAAGAGTTGCGCGTCCTCCATATTTTCCGCCACACCAATTCCAAATACTTGATAGGGATTCTTTTCATACGGAAAAATTTGATAAGGGATACGAGCAGGTGTAAAAGGATTAAGAACAACTCGAAGAACTTCCGAACCACAAATCCAAGCATTAATTTGAACAGAACTAATTTCATCGGTATCGTAAGGAAGTTCCAGGCCATACGCTTTAGCAGAAGTAGCATCTAATGTTCCCCAATATTCTAATACTTCATAACGATTTTCATTATACGTAGGGTCTTGTTCTGAATAGATAGTGTTTTCAAAGTAACGCTCTTCATAAACACCATTCGTACCAAGGACACGGTTGATAGCAGACAGATCAAAAAGAGGTATATCTTTTAGCTTACGCAGTTGATCTCTGTTTAAACGGTGCCGTTCAATTACATACTCGCAGTCATCGTTGTCAACTGCACTAGGATCAGGATAAAAATTCCAACAAGACACATGTCCAAGACGAGGTACTGTTTTTTCATATGGACTATAAGTTCTTTGTCCATCTTCTCCATTTTCCCACTTGTGAATTTTTTTATAAAAATTAAATGGACCTTTAACAATGCCCGTTCCAAGTAGTGCTTGCTCAAATAGTGAGCGACGAATTTCTTTTGTAGCAGAGGTATCAATTAATTGATCTTGTAAAATCTTGTTAAGGCGGCGCGCAGCAATATCTGCCGGTTTTAAATCCGGTTCACCAAGCTTGCTGTATCCCTTTTTTAGTGAGGCACCTTCTAGTTCTTTCGACAAGCCGCCCAGTTTTGGTGCAGCCGCCTCAACAGACCCCGGTGCAAGTTCCCGGCCATCTCCCTCAAATCCATAAGGGTCAAGATTTTGATCACCTCCTCCCATTTGTTTTTCAACAACATTGAGATGAACAGATTCCTCAATACCTTCAGGATCAGGTGTAGGTTCAATGACCAAAGGAAAGTCACCACGACCAAAAAGTATTTCAGAAATCTGTCCGTAAGCAGCTAGTACTTTAACTTTCGTAATCTTAACAGTAACCTTAGACCGTTCAGATTCACGATACGTTTCTGACTCTTCAGACAAACCACGATAGTTTTTATACGCAGACAACCAACGCGCTTCATCAGAACGACGCCCTTCTTCAGCAGCAATAAACTTCTGCTTAATATATCCCGGCAGCCCCGGAACAACAGGACCAGGCACTACAACAGGAACATCTTCCATTTCAGAAGAGTCAATAAACGACATAAAGTTTAGCCTTGCTCGGAGTAAATGCTATAGTCGTTTGCCATCGTAAAAAAGTCAGGGGTCATGTGCTTGTTACCAGGAGAAGAAGGAGCGGCAACACTCTGCTCAAACTTAGTCTCAAAGTTTTCAAGCGCCTCCTTCGGAGCAGGACCATCAGGTACTTCATTCATCTCACCTTGAATCGTCGTCTTGTAAACAAAATCTTTTTGACCGTACATTATTTTCTCCTCAATACCCGAATACATTATTTATCGGGGTTTGTTGTTTTTGTGGTGAAGACCATCCATTATAAAGATGGCTAGGGTTTTCAACTTGCCTTGACATGCACATATATCTCAAAGCATCGTAAGCATGATCAGAAGCTTTGGTATCTACATCCTCACTATTAGTTTTACTTAGTGGGATAGAAGTTAATTCACGAATAAGGTTTACACAATTAGAAAAAATTTTAATATTAGACCCACTCTCAGGATCAACACGTAGGCGCTTATGAATTTCTAGCTTACCACGAATACGGTTCTTATCAGCAGGTATAAACATACAGCCAGACTTGTTAATAAGTTCAGCAACTGTTAGACCAGTACCCGTTCTGTTCCAAGATGCGCCATCAAGAACAGAAACAATGGGCGGAGGATCATTGTCTTCCGCCTCACGTATTTTTATTCCTAGCTCATCTCCGTTTTGTCTCTTGATGTAAAGCTCTCTGTAAATCCAGAGGTTATCATCGTGATCTAGTGCTCCCCATAGAACACAGGACGGACTCGTGTACCCATAATCTGCCGCCCTAACACGATACCATCCGTGGGGCAGGTCAAATGGATCGACAACATGATGGAACCTATTAAATTCGCTAAACGCCGCACCTTCCGCAATATCCCAGTCGCCTTCAAGTAGTCTCTTCCTTTCTAACTCCGGTAAAGAAAGAAGCATCATCTCATATTCGCCACTGTGTAGCAGATATGGGTTGTCACTTAGCTTTGCTGGAATAAACTTACGTGTGAATAGTGGATCATTAGGTTTTTCTGCGTGACTAGCAGGATAACGCAGTACCTTGCCTGTCGTAATGTCCGTAGCCCAGAAAGGTTTGCTCAGTGGAGCAGGACTAATGTAGGTTTTCTTTACCCAGTCATGTCCTGGCCCGCCCGGATTAGCTGTAGCCCGCATGTACGTCTTAATTTCTGGATTCGTAGTACGTAATCGAGAACGTAGGTAGTCCCAGACGTATGGACTGGGGTAATGTGTGATTTCATCTATACCAATCCAGTTAAATGACTGTCCTTGGTAGCGACTTACGTCAGTATCCTTGTCCAGATACGAAAATAGGGCAGTAGCGCCGGAAGGAAAGACCCATGTGCTCTTTGATTCCTTGAATACTGCCCCTTCAAAGGCTTTAGGATAGAATTGTTTACTCTTATCTATCAGTTCTGTTAGCTCTGCTAGGGTGCGTCTAAGTAATAGCGCACGATGTTCTGTAATATGAGCAAATCTTAGCAGATCAGCAAGTAGAGCGTAGCTTTTACCTCCTCCTGCGGCTCCTCCGTAAAGTACATCACTCTCAGGTGATGCCAAGAACTCTGTTTGTGGTCCGGGATTGGGTTGAAAAGCTACGTCATTCTTCTCAAGTTCTCTTTTTAGACTCTCAGGAGCTACCTCAATCAAGTCAGTGGTAAGAACTTGTTTCTTATTCAGTGCAGAATCAAGTTGTTTTAGTTTCTTATTACGTTTCTGCGCTGTTTTAATTTGTTTCTTTACTATTTTTTGTACAGTTGCAGTACTACGACTACGATTATAGTTACCTTTAGGATCGCCTGGTTGCTTTTTGGGGCGTCCGGCTGTACGTTTAGTAACTTCTGTCATCAGGATTAAAAATCTCTACAGGTTCATACTGTGATTTCTGTGGAAGAATGACAACAGCGTGTAGGTTTTTAGTTTCAACTACAGACTCCTGCCTCTTACTAATGCCGCTGCGATCTAGTATATCCTGTGCAGCCTTAAAGCGTAGCTCAGTACGACCTAGAGGTTCTCCTTCAGTGTGTGCAGCAGTCATAGAATCAACAATCTGCTTAACAGCACGAGGAGATATGACAGCCATCTCTAGTTTAGCTCGTTCAATGATCTCATCTCGTAGTTGTGTTAGTACTGTAGGGTATGACGAACTGGCATAACCAGCAGCAGCACAGGACTGACGAGCATTACTAAACGTCTGAGAGTTATCGACATCAAAGTAGTGTGTCATAAAAGACACTTGTTTGTCTGTAAGTTCTTTGTCCTTTGTCACAAGTGATTTCATTAGACAATAACCTACTTCTTAATAGTTAGTAATGTATTAATAATGTATTGGAAAGAGTTTAAACTAGGTTAAGATAAATATTATAATATATATATTTATAATATAGTAGCTTACCCCGTTTTAATGTGTCATTAAACATTCACTAATATACTTATTATATCACATATTGAGAACAAAGTCAACCCCTTGAGAAAAAATATTTGTATACCATTACCCGGACCTATTTATTATTCTTTATTTTTTACAAGGTTTGAAAATTATAAAAAATATCGCAGGAATGCTATATATATAGTACACCCCCCTACTGGCCCATACCCACCCCAGTAGAAATGTATATATAAGTATATATGCATATCATAGAGGTAGGGGCAAAAGAACAAAAGGTGAACAAAATAAGGCACAGCCAGTTGAGAATCATTCGCAAGTAGAGGGTGTGACAAATTTGCAACAGGCCCCCAACCTGCCGTAGTGGTGAGAATGATTCTTAGTTGCATTCGCAACACATTCTGAATGGTTGGAACAAAACGTGAACACATACTATCTACATATGTACATATCTTTATATCATTAAGTGCAGCACACTTGAACTATCTTTGCGAATCATTCTTAATTGCATTGATTTTACTTGACAAGTGACATTTATGCAACATGCCTCTGTGTCGGCCTCTCAAGCATTCTGAATGGTTTCGAAGGTTCCGTGTATCATTGTGTATTATGGTGCCGAGAAACACGTTCAGCACCTATTAGACAAAGTGAGAACATAGTGGGAACATTTCAAGAACGTATGTATCGTTCTCGTCATTGTGCACATTGTCAATAGCACTCCTAACATTATCAATGACTTGTGGCATTATTGCAACACTTTCCCTATAGGTATAAAGACAGAATTTTTTTTCGATTATTTGCATTTTTTTGTTGACCGGTCTGGGGAATCGTTTATGGTTTGAATTGTCAAAACGGAACAACGAAACAAGGAGGAAACGAGAAACGGAAAATCGCAAGGTTAGACGCCAGACCCAAACTGGAAGAGAAATACATCAAATTGGTTGTGCAAGAAAAAAAGCGTCCCGCCTTCCACGGAGTGGTTGCCCAGAGTTAACAGCGTAATTGGGCGGGAGAAAATCGAACTGATGTTCGACAATCCGCATCCCTCTTCGCTGGGCCTTGATTGGTTACTTGCCAGCGTATGAGGGACCATGAAATTTGGTCGCACGATATTGGTAATCGTGCCTGATGAGATACCCGAAACCATAGGAGAACGCTATGTTTTACCGAGGAAATCGTATCCAGCATAAGGGGCGTAGCGGATTAGTTCTGTTTGCCTTTCCTAAAGGAACGCCAGATGCGAAGTTTGCATGGGCTAAGGTTGTCTTAAATGGGGCAATCTTTGTATGCGTCCCCATGTCAGAATTGGAGGCGAACTAATAGACTAAGTAGTCTATAAAATCAGCAATCTATCGTTGGATAGATACTTCACTTGACATATACAGCAATAATCCCGAATTTGCAGGCGTAAGTCTGGCTCTAGTCCGTAGTGCTGTACGGTATACTTGACTAGAGTGGCGGGGAGTGCGAGTATCTATCCTACAATATGTTGCTGAAACCATAGATTGAAAGCGAGGCCAAGTGATGGACCTAGATATGGATGATAGCGTAGCTTTTGAAATCTTGAAACAACTACGCGCAGAATTGCGGTTAAACCCTGAGAATGACGCAATAGCACTTGATGTATTGCGAACGCCTGTTGACAAGCTAACCGTAACTCAATACGAGTTCGCGAGACGTATGGCGGGAATGTCAACTAAGCCGTATTGTACGTTGACGCAGATTAATGATGATCATAAAATGTTGACGCAGATTAATCAGGAACAAAGAATTGAGAAACAGTACAAATCCGCTGGAAAGGTACTAGGAAAATGACTGTCGAAAATATCTTGACCATCTATAAGATGGCAACACCAGAAGAAAAACGTGACGGCATTATCTGGTATGCGAGGGCGGAGGCATTGTGCAAACACATGGCACTTGAGCATGACATACCATTGCGAGTAGTTGTAGGTGTGGCGGCAGCACTATCTCCGAACAACAAATGGGAACGCAACATATTCAATGCTAACGATTTGATAGGCGCGTTTCTAAATGGTGAGGATATTGACTCGGTAAAGGTATCGACATATCACACGATGAAACGTAAGGCATGGTCTATACTTGAACAAATGCCTGACCATGATAGGATCATATCTATTCTGAATGGGCAGAAGATTATATCGTTCTATCGTAACATCATGGGCGATGATACCTGTACTGTTGACGGACATGCTAGAAACATCTACTATGGTGAGCGACTAGGGTTGACTGATGACAGGACTAACATTGGTAAGAAGGAATATAGTATCATATCACAAGCATACGTTGACGCTGCAAAGCGAACCCGTGCGAATGGTAGGGCACTGAAAGCGTTTGAACTACAGGCTATTACGTGGGTAGTATGGCGCAGAATACACAACATTAAATAGGGGATATGACATGCACAAAGATAACACATACGGATATGATGACTGCCTTGAGTGTGATGGGCAGGGACAGATCGAAAGGTATCAACGTGATCCTACATCAGCACCAATATGGTATGACTGTCAGGATTGTGGCGGCAGTGGTGAAATTCCAACAGAGGATGACGAGTGATGATTTGTAATGACTTTTCAAGACATGTCTTTGACTACAATAGATATTGGCGGAGACACTTTGACGAACTCAAAACGCAACGCAATGAGGATAGTGGGCGTACATATTCCGACTACTCAAGCGAGGATCATGGAAACTATGACCGTGATTTTGACAACCATTACAGGGATAACTAACATGGAACTAGACAACAACTATATTCTAATCTACAAACCTACTATTGACAAGTACACGTTGCATAGTGTACATGATGAGAGCATTGTGCTAGATACGTTGGATACGTTAGCCGCCGCACTCGAAACCATGACACGCTACATCGTAAGCGATTCAAAGAAAGGTATTGACAATGCAGTGGAGTAGCTATAGGATACACGCCAACGATGAGGTAAGTAGGATTGGTAGTGGTAGGCGAACAGTGTTAGCAATGGTCGGCAAGAAATGGGTACGTGTTAAGAGCCGAGTCGGTGAAAGCTGGGCGCAACGTGTGACACTTACTACTTGGAACAAAATTTTGATAGAGGAGGTAAACGATGAGTACTAATGAGGCGATAGATGTAAGTCACCTTATATATCCCATGACTAAGCTAGAGAAAGCAGTGTTTGTCCGCGTTAATGTGATACCTAAAGAAGACATGTTTGATTACATATACGGAGATTTGATGGAGTACTATGAAAAAGTAGCAGACTTTGAAGAGCGTGATGAACTAATTGAAATGTATGAACATCAATATGAGGAGACAAAGTAATGATGGTTAAACTCACAATGCGTAAGAGTGCGCGTGGTTACAACAGGTGTGGCCCACTATTCGCTGCCCGTACAGTTGGTAAACGTACATACCGAGTAGATGTACCTTGGCACAGCCTATCGTTTACGCCTGACTCGAAAGGCAAACCATTCTGGTCGATGCGTGGTATCATAGAAAACAATCGTGCGCCTCGAACCCAAGTGGTGCACACACGATGACTAAAAAAATTCCAAAAGCTACAAGAGAAATTTGGTGTAGTTCATATGGTGGTGGAGAAGACGAGCTAGACGGGGATGGAGAATTTTATCTATCTGATGGAGTGTCAATGGACCCCTATCTTTACCATGATGAAAAGGGAAAACAAATTACTAAACAAAAGTATTGGAAAATAATAGATAAAGAAAACTAAGGGTTGACTAATGGTGGGAAGTGTGCTTGTGTATGCTTCCTACCAAAAGGTTATCAGTATGGTATACGAAAGCTTACCGGTATGTAGTACTGGTAGTAAAGGATAATATATAATATGATTTATAATCAACTACTTAAAGTTCTTTCTTGTAAGACAGCATTAACAGGTAACTTGTTTCGACATGTGTTTATATCTAAGCAACAGTTACAGCAAACAGTTACGCTATATGATTCTGATGTCGATGAATATTATTTCTTGACATTACAAGTTACTAAGGGTACAAGTGTACTCGACGATGACCGTATTGTATTTGTTAAAGAGGGTAGGAGTTAGACATGGCATCACTACGACAAGCTATAAACGACAAGTGCAAGGAATGTATCTACGATCCCTTCGCTGATGGACAGTGGAGAGAACAGGTCGAGGGATGTACGAGCGGTAGCTGTCCTCTGTTTTCTGTTCGCCCTACTTCATATAAATCTAAAGACAAAGGATGATGACATGAGATGTCAATGTTGTAACAGAATCTTATCGTCTGGTGAGATTAACTTTAATAAATTCTTGAAACGATGGGACTTCTGTGGTACTTGTAAGGATGAGTCAAGGCATCTGTTTGAGGACAACCCTTTATCAGGGGACTCTCGATCACTGGCTAACTTGGACATCCACACTCACAATCTCATAGGTAAATTTGATGCGCCTGTTAGTAGGTTTCATTGAAGGGAAGAACATCTCTACCTCTATTGTAACACAGATCAGCGGCACACGCAACTAAAAAAAAATA